TGGCGATCTCGGCGAGATTGTACAGGATCAACCTGAAATGGTTGAAAAATCCCTATGGGGCGGTAGTTTCCTCAAAACAGCCGACTTATTTCGATAAGTTAAAAATCACAGGAGGTGACAATATGTCGGAAGAAATTAAGAAGAATCAACCAGGAACATCTGGTAATCTAGGTGGAACAACACCAGGTTTGTATCAAGGACAAGGTGCATTTGCATCAGGTTCAGATGCAGGATCAAACGTACCAGGTAATTATACTGATGGTGGTGTAATCGGAAATATCCCAACAGCACTAACAGGAGTTACAGATGGTCCAAATGCAGTAAATCCTTCAGGTGAGGCTGGATCAGGTATCCTACGCCCAGAGCAAGCACGTCGTTTTATTGACTACGTGTGGGATGCAACAGTTCTCGCCCAAGATGGTCGTCGTGTTACGATGAGAGCAAACACCATGGAACTTGAAAAAGTTAACGTTGGTGAGCGTGTAATCCGTTCTGCTGCACAAGCACTTGGAGAATACACAAACGCTGGAGCAACATTCAGCAAGGTAGAACTTACAACTAAGAAGATCCGCCTTGACTGGGAAGTTTCTGCAGAAGGTCTAGAAGACAATATCGAAGGAGCAGCACTTGAAGATCATCTAGTTCGCTTGATGACAAATGCTTTTGCTAACGATATTGAAGATCTAGCAATCAATGGAACAGGGGACTCTGGAGACGGAGCATTCCTTGGAATCATGGAAGGTTTTGTTAACAAAGTACAAAATGACGGAGATGCTCACGAGTCAATCGTTACAGTATCTAACAACGCATGGACTACTGAAGTTATGCAAAACATCATCCTTGCAATGCCACGTAAGTACCGTGCAATTAAGAACAACCTAAAGTTCTATGCTGGTACAGATGCATTCCAAGGTATCGTTAAGAATAACGGTACACTTGCAGATGCTATCTCAGAGGCATTCGCACCACGTACTGCAGGTACTGCAGCAAATCGTCAAGCATACCTTGATGGTGGAGCACAGACATTCGGAGGAGCACGTACAACTCGTGTTCTAGGAATCGATGTTCAAGAAGTTCCTTACTACCCAGCAGGATATGTCGACTTGACATTCCCAGCAAACCGTGTATGGGGATTCCAAAGAGACATCACTGTAAACCGTGAATACAAGCCAAAGAAGGATACAATTGAATACACAGTATTCGTTCGCTTTGGTATTCAATGGGAAGAGCAAGACGCAGTTGCGTTTGCTGACGCTGCTTCAGATTCATAATCTGTAAACAGTAACCTTATAGGGGGCGGGGGATAAAACTCCCGCCCTCTTTTTTAATTAGTCTGTTATAATATACAGGTAGGAGGCCTTATGTCAGATAATATAAATAACAAAATTGATGAAGTTGATTCTTCTGACAGTTTAACTATTAAGAAAACTCCCTCTAAGAAAAAGATCAAAAAGGATACCGTAGCAATACATTCTACTAAAAATGTGTTGTGGCCAGGTATTGGAGAAGTAACTCGTGGATACAATATTGTAACTGAAGAAGTTGCTGAAAAGTGGCTAACAAGAGGCCATATTAGAACTGCTACACCAGAAGAAGTAGCGAGAGAGTTTGGGGTAAAGTAAATGGAAGTAATGAGAGTCCCACCATACCCACTAACAACTACATGGAATTTACCAATACCAGACTATGACTATATTCAGTATGTTGAAGATTTAATAGATCACTCAGTTGTAGAAACAGAGGTAACATCAGATTCTAATGGAGTGGTTGAGTATGTGCTACCACTAGAGAGTGTACAATTCGATAGAAACTTTATTATTCGTTTTTATGATACAGAGCATGAGCACATTCTTCACGAAGAAAATTTAGATATTATTAGACCATACGTAGATCCTGCAAAACTAGGAACTACGGCATCAGAAATACAAGAATATACAATACTTGAACTCGTAGCACGTTCTATTATTGATACATATGTAGGAGATGGATTTTATAATCATAAGCAGGTTGTTCAGGCTATGGGGCAAGGAACAGATTATTTTAGTTTGTGGAATGATACAAATAAGGTATTAAAGGCATATGAAAATAATGTGCTTGTATATGATGTAAATACACCAGAATCAAACGTTTATAATTATATGGTAACTTTAGATAATTCAGCAATACAAAGAATTGTTAATGAAGAATATAACCGTGCAGAGTCTTCTCCAGGAACCTATATTCCAGCCTATGGAGATTTGGGAAATGTTGGCTCATCAAGAACAGTAGACTTCCCTAAAGGATATGACTACACTTTTATTCTTGACACTGGATTTAAAGCAATTCCGCCAGATGTAGAGTATGCAACAAAGGTGTTGATTGAAGATATTAAGTGTGGAAAGTTAGACTACTACAAGAGATACGTTACTGCATATAACACAGATCAGTTTAGAATCCAGTTTGATAAATCAGTTTTGGATGGAACTGGTAATATGCTTGTCGATAAGATACTTGACAAATATGTTGTTACCGTTGTCAAGCCAGGAATATTATAATGATATGCGAACCAACAGATTATATTTATCCGCTACTTGCAGATGTATACTATCCAATTGTTGAGCAAGGTGCATACGGAAATGTTAAAAAGACTTGGATTCTAGACAAAACAATTGCTTGCAATTTTAATATTGTAGGTCTTGCTGGTCGTGAAGAAGTAAAGCCAAATGTTAACATTACTCAAGAAAATATTCTTCTTGGAAGAACAAAGAATGATATACGTATATCTGATTTAGATGTGCCAAATGCTATTACAAATGTAATCATAAGCAACATACGTGATAAAAATGAAAGACATATTTATATGGAAACAGCAGGTGCTCGTGCAGGCAAATCTACTATTTATGAAATAGCATCCCAAGATCCTATTGTTGGTGCTTTTGGAGATGTAGAATATTACAAACTTGTTATAAAAAGATCTGAAAATCAGGCGGTAGATGTATGAAGGCCGTAATCAATAATAAAGCATTTAAGCGTGATATGAATAATATTATGGAATACTCTTTAGGATTTTTAGAGGGAATTCAAGGTGGGAAAACACAATTTTTAAAAAACATAGGAACAGAAACTATAGACTTAATGAAACAGTATGTTGATTCAAGTGCAAGACTTAACCCATCCATGCTTCAGCATGTATATGAGTGGTATAGAGTTGGCAGTCCAGATGCACGTCTGTATGACATTACTTATACTGTAAGTAATCTTGGTCTTTCTTTTAAATCAACATTTAGACAATCTACAAGCATTAAGAATGGTTCTACAGTCCCATTTTATGATAAAGCAAGAATTATGGAAAGTGGAGTTCCAGTCACAATTAGACCAAAGAAATCTCCAGTTTTAGTTTTTAAAGATGGAAGCGAAACAGTATTTACAAGAAATCCAATAACAGTGATTAATCCTGGTGGTGACTCAGCACATGGAGGATTTGAAAAAACTTTTGATTCATTTTTTAATAAATATTTTACTCAGGCCTTTTTAAGAGCAAGTGGAATTGATGAATATTTAAAAAATCCAATTGCATATAAAAAGAATTTACCAGCAGGTAAAAAGAGTGGTAAGACAAAGGGATTTGAAACAGGATATAGATGGATTGCAAATGCGGGGGTAGCACTAAATGGCTAATAATGATTTATTAAACACACCAGTATTATGGATAAACAAGTATCTTCAAGAGAAGGTAGGGTTGTTGACTGGACTAGATACTCCGTTTTTCCCATCAACGCCATCAACTATTGATAATCTAACAACAATGTTTCCAGAAGGTGGAACTATGGCAACTTGGGATAGACTGGTTAGAATGAATAGAAGTGGATTTCCCCATATTAAGTGTGAGCAACTTATGTACTATTTCTATGCAACAGGATCAGATCCAATTTTAAATATGGTTAAAATACAAGAGGCGGTTTTGAGACTAATGGATAGAAAAGATGAAACCGCAGAGGAAATAAATAACTGGTGTATGAATCGCCAGGTAAGGCTAGATGATGGGAGCCTAGTAGATAACATGTTTTATTTCCACGACTTCAAAATATATCAACTAGAGGAAACAAGGGATATCATAGATTTCGGAACAGCCAGAACATATGGCGGAAATAAGATCATTATAGAATTCGATTATCATCAGATGGATGCCCTCACAAATGCTGACTGGCAGCCAGAACTGAAGCGTAGCACTAAAACTGTAATATAAAAGGCTGTTATAATTGTAAATGAGGAAACACGCCTTTATTTCAACAAAGAAAAAAGAGGTGAAAAATTATGGCATATACCCGTGGTTCGAACGCTAATATCATCGTGGGAGCAGCAGCGCTGTTCACATATGAGGCAGGCCCACTAACAAATGCAGACCTACCAACATTCGTGGAGGATGTATCTTACAAGACAACTTTGTCTGCAGATTCAGACTTCCGTAACGTTGGATACACCATGAACGGTTTGGAAATTCAATTCCAACCTGATTTTGGTGAGGTTGCAGTTGACCAAGTACTTGACGTTGCTAAGTTGTTCAAGCAAGGAATGAAAGTTAACCTTAACACAACATTCGCAGAGTCAACACTTGAAAATCTTTTGTTTGCATTAGCAGGCAAGGATGCAGATCTATCAACCGTATCTGGTAACCCAACACTTAATCTTTCTGCGGGAGACATCGGCGAATGCCCTGTTGAGCGTGGTTTGGTAGCAGTTGGTCCAGGAACTGGAGACTGCGCTGAAGGAAGCAATTTGGAAAGAATTTACGCTGCATACCGTGCACTTTCAATTGAAAATGTATCTGTATCTGCAAAGCGTGATGCTGCAACAATGTTTGAAGTATCATTCCGTCTTCTTCCAAACGATGACGCATCATATGGTAAGATCGTAGATCGTACCGTTTCTGCATCATAATACAACTTAATATCGGATTAGCCCAGCCCCTAAAAAGGTTGGGCTTTTCTATTTTCTTTTTGGTACAATTGTATGATGGCTACAAAAATATACGATACTGATATAATCGAATTAATAGATGGAACAGAATTATATCTAACACCCTTAAAAATAAAATATCTAAGAGAGTTTATGTTAAAGTTTGAAAATATAAAGTCTGTAAATAATGACGAAGATGCCATAAATAAATTATCAGAATGTGCCCTAATAGCCATGAAGCAATACTATCCATTGATAACAAGTGTTGATGAGTTAGAGGATGCAATAGACTTACCAAGTATTTATAAAATTTTAAATATTGCTGCTGGTATTAAAATTGATGATAAAAAAGAGGAACCAGTAAAAAAACAAGCAGAAGAATCTGGATCAACATGGGATACCCTAGACTTAGCCAAACTAGAGTCTGAGGTATTTTTACTGGGAATATGGAAAGATTATGAGGAATTAGAATCATCTTTATCTATGCCAGAACTAGTAAGTACACTAGGATCAAAACGTGAACTAGATTATCAAGAAAAGAAGTTTTTAGCAGCAATGCAGGGTGTAGATTTAGATGAACAATCTGGCAAAAAGAATGCATGGGAAGAAATGAAGGCTAGAGTATTTAGTGGTGGGAAAGCATCAGACTCTAATGATATTTTAGCCTATCAAGGAGTCAATGCACAGAAGTCAGGATTTGGTATTGGCATGGGACTAGACTACGAAAATTTAGGCTAAAATCGTTATTCTCCTATGGTATAATTGACATAACCTTATAAGGAGGAAATTAATGGCAACAACCGTGCATGAAGAAAAAACAATCACAATGATTGATGGCACAAAAATCAAAGTACGTCCACTAAAGATCTCTCTGCTTCGTCCATTTATGACAAAGTTTGAGGGTATTGCAGCAGTAGCAGATAATAATGAAAAGTCAATGAATTTACTAATGGAATGTGTACAGATTGCAATGCAACAGTACAAGCCAGAACTGTCAGAGGATTTGGCACTGTTAGAAGAAAACTTAGATCTTCCAACAGTCTACAAGATTGTCGAAGAAGCATCTGGTATTAAGTTGTCAGATTCTGCTTTGATTAACAGTCTTACAAATAACTAAATAAAAGAGGTGTTCATGAATGGCTGATATCCAGTCCAATATTGAGATTAATATTGATACGTCGCAAGCGTTATCAAGTATTAAACTTTTACAAAGCCAGATATCAGCATTCAACACCCAGATGGCAAAATCTGGCGCAGCAGCCAACGCTGCTGCAGCCAATATGCAACAAAATTTAATAAACTCTATTAACCAAACGGGCAAATTCTCTGCCCAAATGAAAACAATCAAGTCAACTACAGAGTCATTTACTAATGCACTTGAAAAAAATCAGTTGTCTATGCGAGAATATTTTAGATACGCTGGTGCATCAACTAAAACATTTGGTAAATTATTCAAAACAGAGTTTGACACAATCACAAAGGTATCACGAGAAAGAGTAAAAGATTTACAGACCCAATACATAAAGATGGGTCGTGATGCCAATGGAGCAATGAGGGCAATCGCTGTAAGGCCTCTTGCTTTGGATATGGATAACCTTGCTACTAAAACAGCACTGGCAGCACAAAAGCAAGCAGTATTAAATCAACTACTTAAACAGGGATCAACAAATCTTTTAAATTTTGGTAAGAATACTCAATGGGCTGGTCGTCAGTTGATGGTTGGTTTTACAGTTCCACTTACAATGCTTGGAACCGCAGCAGCAAAAACATTTATGCAGTTAGAAGAGCAAGCAATTAAATTTAAGCGTGTTTATGGAGATATGGCTACATCTACAGAAGACACCAATAAGATGTTAAAAGAAATTGAGATTTTAGCAAAAGGATTTACAAAGTATGGTGTAGCAGTTGCAGATACCATGGAGATGGCTGCACAAGCAGCAGCAACTGGTAAGATGAATGCAGATCTGATTCAGACTGTTGCAAATGCAACAAAGTTAGCAGTGCTTGGTGGAGTAGAACAAGCAGCAGCATTAGAAACAACAATATCGCTAACAAATGCTTTCGGTGTATCTGCTGACGTACTTGCAAATAAAATTGACTTTCTTAACGCAGTAGAAAACCAAACAGTTGTAAGCATTGAAGATTTAACAACAGCAATTCCTAAGGCTGGTCCCGTAATCCAGCAACTTGGTGGTACTGTTGAAGATCTTGCATTCTTCTTAACAGCAATGAAAGAAGGAGGAATTAATGCATCAGAAGGTGCTAACGCACTTAAATCTGGACTTGCATCATTAATTAATCCGACAAACTCTGCATCAAAAATGCTTGCTGGATTTGGTATTAATATTAAGGGTATCGTTGAGGCAAATAAGGGAGACATTAAAAATACAGTAATTGGTTTTGCACAAGCACTCGATAAGATTGATCCACTGAATCGTGCCCGTGCTATTGAGCAATTATTTGGAAAATTCCAATTTGCACGTATTTCAACTTTATTTAAAAACGTAGTCGCAGAAGGAAGCCAAGCAAATAGAGTTTTGTCATTAACAAATGCAACAACAGAAGAACTTGCAATCCTGTCTGAGCGAGAACTTTCAAAGGTACAAAATAGCACAACGTATAAGTTTAAGAAGACGATGGAAGATCTTAAAGTTGCTGTTGCACCAATTGGAGAACAATTCTTAAAGGCAATTACTCCTATTGCAGAGTTTATTGGAAAAATATTAGAAAAGTTTAATGGTCTTGGTGATAGCACAAAGAAGTGGACAGTATTAATTACTGCATTGCTTGCAGGCGTTGGTCCAATTTTCCTTATGACATTTGGTCTGATTGCTAATGGTGCTGCAAATATTATCAAACTATTCGTTAATATGAAATCAGTATTTAATAGAATGGGCACATCTTCAAAAGATCTAGGAGCACAAACTCAATATTTAACCTCACAACAAATTGAAGCAGCAGCAGTCGCTTCTTCTCTTGAGCAAGTTCACTCACAATTAACACAGGCCTTCTCTTCTGAAGCAACAGCAATTAATCAACTTATTTCTGCATATCAACGTGCTGTGATTGCACAAAGAAGTTTTACTGGACCAGTTGGTATGCCAAATGCTACAAGACCAAAGAAAATGGCTGTAGGTGGAATTCTTCGTGGTCCTGGAACTGGGACATCTGATTCAATACCCGTAATGGCTTCTAATGGAGAAGCAATTATTCCAGCAGCAAATGTTAAGAAATATCCTGGACTTACTGCAGGTCTTGTTGCTGGCAATATTCCTGGTTTTATGTCTGGAACAGTTAATGTTGCACGTACATCACAAAGCATGGACTTTGCAAGAAAAACAACATCTGCAAAAATTCAAGCACTTATTGATGGAAGTCTGGGACAAATTGATGATGTTATTGCAGCAGCGTTACAAAATTTATCATCTGAAACAAGAGTATCTTTAGAAAAGTTTAAGGCAGAAGTTCGCACACAGGCAGAAGCAATGGGTAAGTCTGCAGGTCCAGCATTCGCATCATCTGACTATGCAACTAGAACAAAGTCATATAACGCTAGAGGTGCTGGAGAAAGAAGAACGCTACCAGTACAACTTGCCGAAGAAAGAGGATCTCAGTCTGCAGCAGCAGAATTAGCAAGAGCAGATGCAGCAGCAAAAGCAATTGCAAAGAAGATGGAAGAACTTGGAGCAACGGCTAAAGAGATTACTGCTGCAACACAAATTGATCGAGCACATGTTATAGAATTAACTAATGAGCAAAAATTATTAAAAGATGCATGGAGTTCAGATCTATGGGTTGCACAAACAGGTGCAGAAAACAACCTATCTAATTCTTTAAAATCATCAGAAAGAAATAGAAAGGTATACCTTGACTACTTAGAAAAATCTAACGCTGATCAAGAGATGATATTTTCTATTTCAGATAAAGTTACAAAGGGTACTGGATTAAATGAGCAAGAGTTACAAGTTCAGGGAGATGTTTTACGTCGAATTAGCAAGGACATGGATAACAATGTAATTGCAGCAAATTCAGTTTCTAATAAGTTTAAAATTTATGCATCAGCAGTTGCAGAGGGTGCACAGGCAAGAGCAGAAGTATCACAAGTACAAGGTCCAGATATATTAAAGCAAACACAAAGAACTCAGGCCGAAATAAATAATGGTCTTGCAAAGATTGTTAAAGAGTTGCCAGAAGGTGCAAAGCAAGCATTAAGAGTAAAATCTCCATCACAAGAAATGAGAACCGTAGGTCAGGAAACTGGTCGTGGTGCAATTATTGGATTCGAAGAGTTTATTGATGATATGCGTGTTGCTGGAGAAAAGATGGGTGCAGCAGCAACAGGAGGAGCAACCAGTACTGGTATAAAATCTCAGGCACAACTTGCTAAAGAATCAAGACAAAGACTTTATGGAACTGGTCCAGTTGATGCTGAGGCAAAATCTCTACGTAAACAAATGGAACAACGAGCAAAATATAAGTTGCTTGAAGAAAAAAGACAGTTTACACAAGGACAAATTGCAGCAGGAACTCCAGGAGGAGTTTCAGGATTTAGAACAAGTGTCGGAGATAGGTTTAAGAGTATCCAAGGTAAGTTTAGTACAGTTGCAGGAAAGATCCCACCAGGATCAATTGGAAAGGGTGCTATGGGGGCTACTGCTGCAGTATCTATGGCCACTATGATTCCAGGAGCAGTAGGAGATGCTGCTAGTAAGATTGTTGGACCAATGATGGCTTTAACAACTATTCTTCCATTATTAACATCTGCCGTTGGTGCGGTTACAGTTGCTATTGGTGTATTAGCACTAGCAATGTATTCTTGGAGAAAATCTTTTGATAAGGCACAGGATGAAGCATTGCAATTTGGCGAAACAATGGGTACAACAAATAGTGCAATGAAAAAGTTTGGTGAGGCATCTGGAAAAGTTTCTGCAACAGAAATTATGGATAGAAGAAGAAAAGATAAGTTTAAAGTATTAGATGTAGTTCCTGGAAAATCTTCATTTGGTGAATCATTTATGCAATCTGAGGCTGGCAAAGAAATGCAAAAGAATGTTGGCTCTAGTATTAAAAGTTCTGGATATGCTGGTACCAAAGAGATGGTTGCTAATCAATTAATGACTGCAATTGCATCAGGATCCATGTCTGCCTCACAGGCAAGATCTGTAGCAGCATCACTTGGGGAGCAACTAGGAGATTATAATTTTGGAATTGAAATTAATGGAAAAATATCTGAACTAATAGGTCCTAATGGAGAAAATCTAGAAAGGCAGCCTCTTGAAGTAAGAATGAGAATGATCGAAGACTCTAGATCACGGGCATCTGGCGCTTCTACTACTGCAAGCAATTCTGGTGCATGGAATAGCAGAGATATTAAAAATACTGGTAGAGCAGGAGTTGCTGGATATATTGCTGGTGGAGCAGTTGGTGCTGCAGTAGGTTCTGCTGTACCAGTTATTGGAACTGCTATTGGTGCAGTCGCAGGAGCAATTATTGGCGGTGTAGCAGGAGCATTTATTGGAAATAGAGATAGACAAAAAAGAGTTGGTCAAACAGCAGGAGCAAGTGTCGCTATGGACAAAATGGCTCTTGAGCAAGGTCGTCAACTTCTAGACTCATTTGATTTACAATATCAGAAAAAGATAGAATTATTAAAGGCACAAGGAAAGATTAATGAAGCAGTTAAACTAGAAAACCAATACTATGCAGATAGAGAAAAACTTGTTGCTGCTAATCAGGCAACAAAACAGCAAATTTTAGACAGTTATACAAAGTCAGAAGGTGCTACAAAATCAGCATATGAAACTGGAATCGATAAAGCAATTACTAAAAAGTATAAGGGAACCATTATGGAAGATATGGTACCACTAGCAACTCAACAAATTGCAGATTCTCAATTATCTCAAGAGCAAAAAATGTCACTTAAACTTGACCTAGAAACTGGTGAGATGGATCCTCTTGCTATTATTAATTTATTTAATACTCTTACAGAGCAAAAAGATCAAGAACTTATGCTTAAGATTATTGCAACTAATAGTGGAAAGTTTGGACAAGAGACAACACAACTACTTGGTGCATTTACTGATGGATCAGGGAAAATTGTTCCAGCACTTCAAAGTAAATATCTTCTTAATATAAGTACTAAAACTGGCAAAGAAGCACAAGACTTCCAAAACTTTTTTATTAAATTAACAAAGATGAAGAATGTTATTCCAGCATCCATTAGCGTTGATTACTACTTAAATAATCCAGCAGTCATGGCAGAGACACAGGCAGCAATTGACAAAATTGAAGCAACAAAGGGATCATTAAGCACAACAATTGCTATTAAATATATCAATGATCCAGAAGCAGCAGCAGTATTTCAGAAGGATTTAGATTATTATAACAAACTTCCAGATGAGCAAAAAAAGGTTTATGCTGCAGCATTAGAATTTTTACTTTCTGTAAAGGGAGATCCAGCAGAAATAAAGAAAATGAATGACTGGCTTGCAGCCAATCCAGGTAAAACCAATATTGATTATTACACTACAATGGCACAAAGAGTGGTTACTGAGGGTGGAAATGCTCCAGCAGTTGTTCCTCCAGTAGAAACCCCAAGCGGTGGCACACAAAGTAATCCATGGGCATTTTTAGATGATGTAGTAAAGAAGTTAAAGCAAACAAGAAATGCAGCAATTGATGCAACAAAACCACTACAGGTTTTAAAGAATTTAGTATCTGGTTCTTTAAAGTTAGATAGTTTTGGAAAAGGATTTAACGATCAGTTTAGAGGAATTACTCAATCTGGCGCAAATGCTAAATCTCTAAAGGGTGTTGCAGGTTTAAATCCAAATGAAACACTTCTTGGTGCACTAAATAGTCTTGATCCTAAAGACTTTAATAAGATAAAAAAGGATATATTTGTAACTGATAAGAATGGAAATATTATTGGATTTAAGCCAAAGGGTCTTGGTATTAATCAATTCTTCAATGAAGCAGCGCTTGGAGATTATACAGATAATCTTTCAAAAACAAGCAGGGAAATGGAAGACCAAAAGACAGCCTATGTAAAGTTAACTTCTGCTGGAGTAGATGCAGCACAAGCATTAAATATAACAAGTGATGCAGCCCTTGCTGCTGCTATTGCAAGTACTGATATTAAAAAGGGATCTAAAGAATGGGATGCCTTTATTAAGAAAATTAAAACAGCAAAAGAAGAATTAAAGAATAAGGAACGTTTTGATATTGGAAAGAACTTAGAGGCTGGAAATTATAAAGATGCCTTTAGTGCTGGCTACGAAGCAATACAAAATATATTTAGCATACAGTCAAGACTGATTGATCTTAAATATAAGGGTGATAGGGATTTAGCAGCAAATGCTGTACGTGCTGCAGAATCAGAAGTCGCTGCAAATAATTTCAAGATTTCTCAATATCAGTACGGACTTGATAACATTAATCAAAGTGCTGACGAAATTACTAAGAAGTATGATGCTCAGTTTGTAGCATTAGATAAAGTTCGTGCAATTAATGAACAGATTAGTCAACAAAAACAATCACAAATTGATTTAGCATCATCTCTTGCAAAGGGAGATATTGCCTCTGCTGCAAGAGCAATGGAAACATTAAGACAACAACGTGCTAATGCAGCCCTTGAAAGCAGTCGTAAGGCTATGGAGCAGCAAAGAGACACACAAATTGCTGGATTAACTGATACAAAGGGAAGAACAAAGGCAGAAATAGAAAAAGAAATAACTACACTGACCGATAAGAATAGACTAATTCAGTATCAAACGATTGATCCGCTTAATGAACAGTTAAGATTATTAGATGAAAAAGCAACTAAAGAAAAAGAATCTTTAACAGTTGCTGGTAAATCTAAAGATGCGTGGGACGCAATTGCATTGAAGGTTGATGCATCAGAGGTTGCAACTGGAAAATTTGATACAGCAATTGCTGGTGCATTATCTACAGCCACAGCACTTGAAAAGAAGTGGGGAGATATTGCTAAGGCATTTGATGCTTATAAGAGTGTTACTGCAGGAGTTGCTGCAGAGCAGGCTGCAATTGACAAAAATAACCTAGATAATGTAAAGCCTCCAGTAGTTGCTCCACCAGTTGTGGCACCAAAAACTACTCCAGCATCAACAGTAACTGTAAAATCTGGCAATACCTTAAGCGGGATTGCAAAAGCAGCAGGGGTTTCATTATCAACAGTCATTAAGGCAAATCCACAAATTACAAACCCTAACCTGATTAAGCCTGGACAAAAAATTAATATACCAGCAATCGCAAAAAGTGAAGGTGGAATAGTTCCATCGTATTTTGCTGCTGGCGGATATGGCAAGGGAACTGACACTATTCCAGCAATGTTAACGCCTGGAGAGTTTGTTGTTAGAAAATATGCTGTTGATAATTTTGGTATTGATAACTTGAAGTCAATAAATAATGGAACATACGCTGGCAACTCAGTGTATAATTATAACTTAAGTGTAAATGTTGGCGGATCTAATACGAGTGCTGATGATATTGCAAGAACTGTAATGTCAGAAATACGTAGAAGTGAAAGCCAAAGAGTGCGAGGGATTAAATAATGGCTACAGCAAACTATATGGTTGGTCGTAAGAAGTATACTAGACCTCAGGCCATTGCGTGGTCTAACAACCCTGGAACCCTATCTGGAGGCATTTATATACCTACTGGTCAAGAAGTAGGAGCCGTTTCTACCCTGACAGATGGGGGTACTGATGAATTCCTTATTCTGTCTGATCATAACAGATCACCATTAGTATTCAATACATCACGTATAGAACAAAGACAAAGAATGATTAATGGAAATATGAGGTCATACCATGTGGCTGATAAACTTAATATATCTTTTGATTGGCAAAATCTTCCATCAAGGGCATACTCATCTCGTGCAGATTTTGATGAAAACGGAAATACAACATTAACTAAAAGCGGATTACCAAGTGGGCCTGACGAGCAATATACAGTAGATGGTGGTGCAGGAGCAGTAGAATTGCTAGATTGGTATGAATCTCACCAAGGACCATTTTGGATGTTTTTAGCATATGATAAATATAATAACTTTGGTAAAGATGATGCTGACATGAATCACCTAGTTGAATATAATCAAATTGTTAATGTTTATTTTTCTAACTTTAAATATGATGTAGTTAAAAGAGGAAGAAATAATTTCGACCTTTGGAATGTTTCGGTATCATTGGAAGAGGTATAATGTTTACTGGTTCCGAATTAAAAACACACCTTGAGACATCTGCAACAGTACAATCAAGATCATTAATTACAGCAGAATGGAATATGAACATTCCAGAAAATATTTTTACATTAGGCAATTATAGATATAGAAAAAATGGCACAATACCTGATGAAATTAAATATGAAAACATAGTTTCCACATTTGATAAAAATGATGCAGGATATTACTATTCTGGTGCCACAGATGCAGATATAACAATATTAAATGGATATGGATATGATGAAACAAATGAAGTTATTCCAACACTTTTCTCATTTAAAAAAGATCAATTAAAATTGTTATATTCTCTAGAAGACTGCATTAAACCATTCAGGCCAAGATCTGGAATCAATAAGGCTTCCTATTTTGCTGGACAATATATTCAAAATGTCGACAAGGATTTAGCAACTAGACCAAGATACTATATGGCATCTCGTGATGACTATTTTAAATATTGGACATCTTACAGATTAGAGTCAAACTTAGAGCGTGGTATATCAAAAAATCCAGTTAATGGTATAAATTATATAGATGATGCAGTTCCATTTGTGGTATATAAAAATGAAGTACCAGCAAATAGAATTGTTGTAAAAATGCAAACACATGTAGGATCTACAACGGTTGGAACCTTTAGTGATGGAACGGCAACAATTTCAGATCCCTTTTATGGTGATTCAAATAAGTCAACCCCAACAAGGTGGAAGATTCAGTATCTTAAAAATAATAACTGGATTGATGCCATGTCCTTTAATGAAACATCATTAAGAGATAACGACCTTCCAATTATTGGAACTGATGGAAATGTAGAGATTGCATATGGATTAATTCCCCCTTCTCAATTTAAAGATAATTTTGTTTTTGTTTCAGAGGTTAGTTCTGAACATATTTTGCCAGAAAAAAATATCAATGGGTACGGATATTTAGTTGTTGGAGAAACAGAATCTATTGGAACCCTATATGTTTGGAATGATTTAACAAAATCATATTTACAATTTACACCAAATTATGGTTGGCAATTGCTTGAAGATTCTATTTCAATAAATACGCCACTGGTAACAGACCTAGTTTCACCAGCATCATTTATAAATTCTGCTGAAAAAGATTTACAGTTTAGAGAATTTTGTTATATTTCTGGAATTAGAATTGTTGTTGAATCAATGAATAAGCCTAACTGTACGTTTGATCTTATCGAAATGTCTCCAAGACTTTTAGTAGATCTTTCTCCTAAAGTTATAGATTTTTCAATAAAGAAGTCTTTGTCAGATCTTGGAATTACATCTTTACCAGTAGGACAACTATTAGTATCAACTGGCCAGATATCACTTTTTGATGATGATCAGGCTTTTAATGATCAAAATAATAATAGCATCATAAAAGATTACTTAAAGAGGAATATCAAGTTTTGTTTTTATGAATCTATATTAAACGTTCAGGGAGAAAATAATTATACTGTTCCAATAAAGACCCTATATTCTGAAAGTTTTCCACAGGCAGACTCAAGTGGAAATATAGTATCAATAACACTAAGAGATTTATTTTTCTTGCTTGAATCAATAAAGGCTCCAGAACTTTTAATTACAGAGGCATCACTTAGTTATGCAGTATCCATGGTATTAGATTCTATTGGATTTAGTAATTATGCATTTTATAGAGTAGAAGGAGAGAACGATCCAGTCATCCCATATTTCTTTGTATCCCCTGGGAAAAATGTAGCAGAAATTTTAAATGAACTTGCCAAGTCAACACAATATGCAATGTTTTTTGACGAGTATAACAATTTTATTGTAATGAGCAAAGATTACCTTATGCCTAATTTAGATCAACGAGCAACCGATTTTAATTTTATTGGATCAAAAACTCAAATCCAGGATGGAATTATTGAAAATAAAGAGGCATACTCAAAACTTCCAAACATAATTAATATATCATCTAAAGATAAGAAAATTTATAATAGTGGAAAAATTAATTATACTGAAAGATATATTCAAAGATCTGTTAAATCTATACAACAGGCATACTCGCTTGATCAGGATGTTAACTGGGTATATAAGCCATCTATTCTTTGGGAAATTTCTGGAGATGAAACAACTAAAACAATTAACGAAAAGGCCTCAACACAATCAAACTATTCTTTATCAGCAATGCCATTAAACTCTACACTAACAGCAAGCATACCAACAGTAGTTAACCATACAATAATAAACAACATACTGGATGTTGGTGAAAATATTTATTGGCTATCTAGATATAATGGATATCTATATGCACATGGAGAAATTATTAAATACGATGCTGTTGAATTTGATATTACTGGATATGGAAAAGTTTGGATTAATAGCAATCAAGAGTATCAATCTTATTTTTCATCATTGCCATTTAATGGAAAGATTTACCCAACGGGATTAATAAGAATTTTTACAGTACCTTACTATGAAACAATTGATCAGATAACACAAATAAAAAATGGCGAAGTTTTTGAACATGGACGTGGTCAATTTGGAACACCAGTCACAACGCATGATGCTGGATTAAATGTTTCTTGGACAAGCAATGCTAATGTTCATGGATGCTACATGCAGTCACAATACTTATTTAATATTAATTCTAAAACAGAGTTGCCAGAAGTTTCAAACCTAAATCTACCTGCTGGAATTAATGACGACCTTGCAAGAGGATCAACAAGAAATTCAATTATTAAAAACTTTATGGCACAGGCAAGTATTACTGAGACACAGGTCAATAGTTTACAGTCAACTCAGACTGGAACAGTTCAGACATCTGCTCTTGTATTTAATGGGCCAAGTTTTAAAACAACAGAGAAGCCGCTAGACTTTATTTCTTATGTATCAAAGCCCCTATCTAATGCATACAAGCATTTTGGAACAAGGATGAGAATTATAGGAAAAATGAATGATAATGAAACCCAGACAGCATTAGGAAGCATAGCCTACTATCAAATTCCTGGTGCAGATAATCCTGCCCAAAACATAAATATTGCTGGAGGTTCTGGTGGTATTGCCCTTGGTCTCGATGATAAAACAAATAATGGATACTTTTTTGAGATTATAGCATTAACAGAAGGTAACGTAGAGGCATATTCAAAATCAGATGTTGCAATTAACAATGTTATATTTTATAAAATACAGAAAGATGCTAATAGTTCAATAGCAGTACCTATTAAACTCTACGGTGGTTTGGTAAATATCCTAGTAGATGATGGAGCATTTGCTGGACAACAAAGAGTGGTTGGAGATTCTACTAGTACTGTTTATGATCTTGCAGTAGAATATCAAGATATTAACAAAATAAGAAGATTCTATCTTTATATAAATAATCAACTAATCGCAACAGTTGACGATGATAATCCACTAAAGATGTTTAATAATACTGCTTTATTTGTTAGAGGATCGTCAAAGTGTCTATTTGAAAATATATATGCACTAGATCAAAATTATTCTCAAAACTCAGTCTTTACTGTGGGAGAACCACTTTCAGATATTTTTGGAGTAAAAGAAATTACTGCCAACAACTCTTTTGGAAAATATGCCATGAGTGGAATAATTCAATCAACATACCTCAGTGGTATATCTAGTTCATCTACTCCACAATATAATTTATTTTATGAAGAGTTTGGAACAATTATGAGAGAATGTGCATACTTTAATATTAAATATGATAAAGCATATCCAGCACTATTTGCACAATTAATGCCAACATTTAATACCTTAAAGGGATATACAGTTTCTGGATTTTTGGCAGGTGCATATGGTGCCGAATTTTTAATTTTTAATAATACGGATACTGCCCTAAGTTTAGACGAAGCATCTGGTAATTATTTAAAGATTCAGGGTATTACTTTTACTCAGGATACGACACATGAGTATAGTGTAGATGACTACTTTAACTCAAAATCTAGTTTATCAAATCCAGAACTTGATCTTGGTGGCATAAATAATATTAAGTCTCCAGTTATTGCATTGGAACAGTTTAATAATATTAAATTAAGCAGAATAAACTATGGCACTAATGAGTTCATGATAGATGGAGAGTATATACAGTCTCAAGATCAAGCCCAAGAACTTATGTCTTGGATTATTAATAAGGTTATGTACCCTAAAAAATCTGTTGGTCTTGAAATCTTTAGCATACCAACACTACAACTAGGAGATATAGTTACTATTGACTATAAAAATAATGATGGAGTAGATATGGTTGCTAGTACAGATACTAGATTTGTAGTGTATAATATTGAATATAATAAAAATTCAGATGGTCCAAAAATGACTGTCTACTTGAGCGAGGTATAAGATGAGTGTAGATCCAACCCCACAGATACCAGCAACAGTTAAGCCTAAGTTGTCAGATCAGGTAAAGAGTTCAACCCCACAGTATATTCAAGAGTTGAATCCCGCATTTGATGATCAAGGAATTGTAGACCTAGTTTTTGAAAATATCGGTGGGCATGAATTAATTAATATTGCTAGAAATAACAATATAAATGGACAAAAAATTCTTTATAATCCTATTAAAAATCTAATTGATATTCAATCACAGTTTAACCCAAACAACATTTTAAAACTTCAAGATACCTCAGATCAATATTTTAAAAAGTATCCTATTAAACTAGAAGATAAAATTCCTTCTGTTGGAAACGGACAAAATGGACAAAACGTATATTTTGATTCAAGTGGCAACTTGGTCGTTGAGACCATCAATAACTCATCTGATGAGCAGGTAGAAATTCAGATTGCTTTAGGTGGTACAATATATGAGGTAATATTATGATAACAAATACAGGCAAAAATATCATTGGCAAATACCTGCTTGGTCAGGCGCCATCCTTTGCATCTCACATTGCTGTAGGATGTGGTAAAAAGCCATTAGCATCTTCAGATACATATCCAGATTTTAGCAGCAAAACATCATTAGATTTTGAAATGTTTCGTGTTCCGATTTCTTCAAGGGGATTTGTAAATGATAATGGAGTTAACAAGTTAGTATTAACTGCAGAACTACCAACAGAAGAAAGATATGAAATTACTGAGGTCGGAATATTTTCAGCAGGATCAAATCCATCTGCTGGTCAATCAGACAGTAAAACTATTTTTGGTTTTACAGATACAGAAAATTGGCAATATAAAAGCGGATCCTCTAGCACAGATATTCCTAAAATTACGCAACAACTAGACTCTAGTTCCCCAAACGTTATCAGTACCATTGATAAAATAGATATTAATACTGGCTTATCAATTACAGAAGAACTTTATGTTTTTGAAACAAATGCAGACAATGCAGTATTCTTTAATCAAGAACGAGTTGTAAGGCACGAAAGATCTAGATTTTTTAATAACGTAATCCTTATGCGTGGAGATTCGTCATCATTAACTACTGTTGATTCACATTTTACAAATCCTTCTGGTAAGTATATTGTATACCCAAATCAAATTTCTTCATTTGCACAAAACTCACCAATTGATGAACTTAGACTTGCGGTATCACTAATTACCAAAAATTCTACAGAAGATGTTCCAGACGCAGTAAATATTGCAATAAGTTTTACAAATGAAGACTCATCTGAGTATGCAAGATTTGAAATAGTTATGAATAATGGGACAAGCCCTAGACAATATGATTTTGCAAATAATAGATATTTTGTTTTATCAAAACAATTACAACAATTATATACTAGTGCAAACTTTAACTGGGATCTAGTTACACAGGTAAGAATATATTCAAATGTTATTGTTGATGAATTAGTTTCAGAAAACTATTACCTTGCTTTTGATGCAATAAGGCTAGAAAATGTTGCAACCATAAATCCACTATATGGTCTTACTGGATATAGTATTGTTAAAAATGATTCTGGATCTACAATTATTAAGAGTACAAATACTAGCAACTATATTGAATTCAGGTTTGCAATAGGGGTAACCTGATGCCAGATTTAAATATTAAAAAGAATGTTATCCTAAAACAAAATCTTCCTAATTTAATTGGCGATAACACAGATTTAAAGTATGAAGTTAGATATAGAATAGTATCAGAAGACAAAAACAGAGTTTCTCACTGGTCTCCAATTAATAGTCTTGTATCACCAACCACGCTTAATGAGGTTGGGTTTGATCCAGCCAACCCATCGACAACAAGTATTCCACATACAGTAGAAATTAAAAAAAGTAGTGGTATAGCAGAAATTGTTTGGACAATGCCATCTCTACTAATAACCAATCCAACAGATGCTGAAAAAATATTGCAGGCAGAGCAATCAGCAATTAATGAATTTGATGTATACATATCTTGGGAGATTGACTCTGTATGGAGCGACTGGATATGGGGTGGAGTTGCAAGTGGAAGAAAGTACTTTATTTCCTATTCTCCAAGCACAACTGCTACAAAAATACGATTTAGGGTTCAAAAAGTCACACAAGTTAAACAACCATTTAACGCTGCAACATATTTAGTGTCAGATGGGGACGACCTTTAGTGGTATAATAGAATAACCATGGCACAAATTCCACTACCGCAAAGAGGACAACCATTAGATGTGTCCTACATTTATAATTTAACTAAGGCTGTTAATGATGTATCTAAACAGGTATCGTCATCTACAAATAACTATTCAAAGATTGGCACAAATAGTATTAAGACTGCCGATCTTAAATTTGAAGCAAAAACTATAAACGTTGCTATTAACCAAAGCGTAAACGCTGGAACAGAGCAAACATTTAATGCTACACTTGACAATTTTAAAACAGTACCAATTGTAACAGCAACTCCAGTAAACCAGGGTGGAACAGTATCAGGAAAAGAGATTTCTGTTATTCTCACAAGTATTACAACTTCTGGAGTTACAGGAATCGTAAGGTTTGGGTCAACTGGTATTTTGTCTGTAGACGTAAATATTATTGCAGTTGGAATTACGAATTGATAAATTGTACAAAGTGCAAAGGGAGAATGTTCATTGATAGAATTTATAGTTCAGTCATGCATCTTGAAATTTACTGTATTATGTGTGGCAGTAGAAAATTTTTTAATCCACCAGAAAGTTCTAGTCAGGGACAATGGCTACTAAAAAAGGAAGCATTGAGAGCGAAGGTTACAATCTCTCCCCTATAATACCTGGTAATAAAAAGGTCTGGTTCTTAAATGGAGATCTTGTACGGGTTCATCATCTAAATAAGTCTAATGGTATTATGTCTGTTTATAATATAACAAAGGATAGAATTGAGAGTTGTTTAATTACAGACTTTAAGGCAAAAAGGGAAAAGGCTTATACAGTAGGAGAGACCGCACAACTTGTTAATAGACATAAAAAATATATGCCCTCATTAATGAAACGAGGAGTAATACCCTTCCCCACTGGATCTCAAAAAGGCGGGGCACGAGGATGGCAAGTAAGATCATACTATTCAGAATCACAGGTAAAAGAAATACGTGATATTTTGGCTACATATCATATAGGTAGACCTAGGAAAGATAATCTTATTACAAATGATATAACCCCAACCAAACAAGAATTGACAAGAAGAATGGGTGATGGTATACTTACATATACAAGAACTGAAGATGGTAGATTTATCCCAATTTGGTCCGAAACAATTTAATATTATAGTTTGACAATATTTAGACAAAGTGCTATTCTTTATATATAACCTTTGAAAGGGGTATGAGATGGAAAACGAAAACACAAAGGTATCAGTTACTCTTGGATATACATTAAACCTTGGTAACTTTCAGTCACTTAGACTTGATCTTGGAATTGTTGATTCTAAGCGTGATGGAGAAAATACAGACCAGGCATTTGAACGTGTCTACAAGTTTGTAGAGGATAAGTTAACAGAAAAGATTAATGAGGCCAAAGCAGAAATTAACGAATAATGGCAGAACGCAAAGACCGAATGGCTTTGCTTAGTCGTTATAGCAAATTGCATACGCAAAAGTATGAACAAAAGCCATCGTTAAATTTAAATGTAGAACAGTGGGCAGCAGATGCTCTTATTGAATCCTACGGTTTACCTGATTGCTACGACTTATTGTCATATTATTTTGAAGTTGCACCAACACCTTCATGGAAATATTTTGCAAATTATGCAGATGCTATAATTGAAAAAAGAAAAGATCTTGTCCGTGATATTCAAGAACGAAAAGATAGAATGAAGAAAGCAAAGGAGTGGTTAAGTGAATAATACAGAAGCAAAATTAATAACTGCTGTTTTACAAGATAAACAAATTCACGTACTACTTCAGGCCAATGTTGAAAACTTATTAAGAACACACAATGATATTTGGCAATTTATTCGCAATTATACAGAACATAATAACTCAGTTCCCCCAATTACACTTGTTGTAGAAAAGTTTAGAGACTTTACACCTTTAGATGGAGTAGGCGCAACAAAGCATCATTTAGAAGAATTACAAACAGAATATTTAAATGATAGTCTAAAGGATATTTTAAGATCTACAGCATCAGAGGTTCAGAGTGGAAATGGATCAGATGCCCTTGAATCATTAATTACAAAGACATCAGAATTAAAGAAAAATACATCTGCTATCCGTGACATTGATGCCACAGATTTAGATTCTGCAATTGCATATTTTGAAAATGTTAAGAAGCAACAAGAACTTGGTCAGGTTGGTATTAAAACTGGACTACCAGGATTTGATAACTATCTTCCAGCAGGAATTATGCCAGGGCAATTGGGAGTATTTCTTGCATATCCAGGAATTGGTAAGTCATGGCTATCTCTTTATTTTGCGGTACAGGCATGGAAGCAAGGAAAATCCCCACTAGTAATTTCACTAGAAATGTCTGAGACTGAAGTTCGTAATCGTGTATTTACAATTATGGGTGAAGGTCTTTGGTCACACAGAAAAATTAGTTCTGGACAAATTGAAATTGATATGTTAAAGCAATGGCATGCTAAAAATCTTGCTGGCAAACCAGAGTTCCACATTATTTCTAATGATACTGGTGGAGATATTACGCCTTCAGTTCTTCGTGGAAAGATTGATCAATATAAACCAGACTTTGTTATTGTTGATTATTTACAACTGATGTCTCCAAACCAAAAGTCAGATAATGAAACAGTACGAATGAAGAATCTTTCAAGAGAACTAAAACTTATGGCTATTGGCGAAGAAGTTCCTATCATGGCAATTTCATCTGCAACACCTGATGATGTTACTAAACTAGATACTGTTCCAACATTGGGTCAGACTGCTTGGTCTCGTCAGATTGCCTATGATGCTGACTGGGTATTAGCAATGGGTCGTGCTACTAATAGCGACATCCTAGAATGTGTGTTTAGAAAGAACAGAAACGGCTTTATGGGAGAGTTTTTAGTTCAGGCAGACTTTGATAAGGGATACTATCGTTATAAAGACTATGAAGATAAGTAGTTATAATATGGTATGGCTAATTTCCATCATAAGCAGATTAAAAGATTTGCCCTAGAAGGGGTAATTCACGATGAGTCTGCTATTGGAAGATTAAAAATTGAATATATAAGGCTACTCACTTCAGAGATGAGGTTAACTGGATATATACCAAGGTTTGACATAGATCCAGATTTTACGGTAGACTATAACGAGAAGAAACAAACATTTGAATTTAAATTATCTATATACGGAATATATGCAGGGAGAAAGCAAAGCGAATGGATAGCAGGAATAGACGGACACAAAGCAATAGTTACACCAAAGAGCAAATCAAAAGAGTACTCACAGGAGCAGGCGTAACAATTGAATCCGAAGTAGATTCTGACTATATTATTTTTTGCCCATTTCATTCAAATACAAGAACTCCAGCAGGAGAAGTAGATAAAAATAACGGAACATTTTTTTGTTTTTCATGTCAAAAAATCGCAGATCTAATAGAATTTGTAATGCATGTATCTGGAAGAACATATTTTGAATCCGTGAGATTTATTAAGACCAAAGAGCAAGAGTCTGATCTTACACTAGACATAAACAAAAAGTTATACATTAAACCAGACTACGTTGCTTATGATGAATTTACATTAAAAAGATTAAATAGTCAGTTGCTATCATCTGATAGACCAAAAGATTATTTGTTATATAGAAAAATTAATCAAATGTCAATGACAAAGTTTATGCTTGGCTATTCAGAAAAACAAGATATGATAACAATACCAGTCCATGCACCAGACGGAATGCCAGTAGGGTTTGTTGGTAGATCAATTGAGGGTAAAGATTTTAAGAATACTCCAGGACTTCCTAAAAGTAAAATTCTTTTTAATTTACATAGAATAAAAACAGCAGACATGGTATATGTTGTCGAATCATCATTTGATGCCATTAGGCTTGACCAGGTTGGGTTCCCAGCAGTAGCAACATTGGGTGCTAATGTTTCAAACATACAAATAGAATTGCTTCAAAAATATTTCAATAACATTGTTGTTATTGCGGATAACGATGAGGCAGGAGGAAATATGAAAGATAAGATAATTGAAAAACTTGGATCTCGTGTTTCCGTTATACAACTTAATAAAGAATATAAAGATATTGGTGACATGTCAGATGAAAAAATAAAAGAACTCAGCGTTGAGTTTGACAAGACCATCAGTAGTATGCTAAAATAAATATAACAAACAAAGGAGAACAACATGAGCGTAATTAAGGGATTAAAAGATATCAACGCCCTGCTCGATAAGCCAAAATATGAAGGTAACGCACAAAAGGTTAGATGGGTAAAACTATCTGACGGACAATCTGCAAAGGTTAGATTTGTAGAAGAGTTAGATCAAGATTCTGCACATTATTCAGAAGCCCGTGGGCTTTCTGTTGTAGTAGCAGAACACACTAATCCAAAAGATTATAAGCGCAAGGCTGCATGTACCATGGAGTCAGAAGGTCGTTGTTTCGGCTGCGAAATGGCAAAGAAAGAGCCTAAGTCTGGATGGAGAGCACGTCTTCGTTTCTATTGCAACGTTTTAATTAATGATGGAACTGAAGATCCATATATTGCTGTTTGGTCACAAGGAATTTCTAAGCAATCAGCATTTAATAATATTCGTGAATATGCACTTGATACAGGTAGCATTTCAAATCTTGAGTGGAAGTTAAAGCGTAATGGTCAGGGAACTGAAACTAATTACACACTTCTACCATCAAAGCCTGATGCAGAACCATTTGCATGGGATGGTTTTGCATTCTTCAACCTAGAAAAGGTTGTTCGTGAAGTTCCTTATCCAGAGCAAGAAGCATTCTTCTTTGGATTTGATACTCCATCCGTTACCAGCACAAATATTGACTGGTAATAGATGAATTACGTAGGCTTACACGTCCACACACACTATTCATTATTTGATGGTGTTGCTACTCCAGAAGAATACGTGAACCGTGCAGTTGAGTTAGGGATGCCAGCAATTGCCATCACTGACCACGGTACTTTATCTGGGCATAGGGAACTGC